ATATGAAATTATTCCGCAACATCAGAACCTACTTCCGTGCGGTCGTTTTCGACTGCCGTCTGCGCCATTGCCGACGCGAGGCCGACCGCCGACGCGCCGTCTCCGGGCAGAAGCATCTTGTCATTAACCTTAACGGTCGCCCTGTGGTCGTGAGCAAGCAGCATATCAAGCGGCTTGTGCGCGAGGGTGTCTACCGCAAAGGAGTTACCGCCGCAGACATAGAGGCCATCGCGATTTACAGAACCGTCTAATCCATGCTCCGATGTCTTTTCTTACCAACGACGATTACCGGGTAGTTACCTGCCCGTCCGACCTTGAAATTATCTGCCAGTCCTCCGAGGATATACGCCGACAGGCCGAGCGCACGGCTATGGAGGAAGTCGCCGGATATGTCCGCACCAGATATGACATAGACGCGGCCTATTCAAAGACCGACATTCAGCGTAACCCCCTGCTCGTGCAGCTCACTGTATCAATCGCGCTGTGGTGGCTCGGCCAATGGTTGCCCGGCATGTTGGGAAGCGAGATGCGACAGACGCTTTACGACAATGCCATATCCCGCTTAAAGGATATTCAGAAAGGCAATTTTACGCCGGAGTTCCCCGAATATCCCGACGGCGGCGACCCGGACAGCGGCCTCAGAGGTAATCCGATGCGTTACGGCAGCATGAAGAAGAACGGCTATGACTGGTGATTTGTAAACCACTGTTTAATCAGCATTTGAACGATGTTAAAACTCTGTGCGAAAATAGAGATTAAGGGTGATAAGACGTGGGTCTTTGAGAAAATCACGGCTTGCGAGATCGTGCGCGACAGCGAGGCTCTCACCACCACCTGCAAGCTCATTCTCCCCCGAAAGGTAAAATGGAAAGGCGAGACCTCAAACCCCATAAAGCGCGGCGACAAAATCTCCGTGTGGCTTGGCTATGATGACAACCTCCAACTCGCCTTTACAGGATATGTGCTGCGCAAGGGTTTCAAAGCCCCGATTGAGATTTTCTGCGAGGACGAGATGTTTATGCTCAAACAGACCCCCTGCGTGAAGAAGTCCTACAAGAACGTAGATATTCATACGCTGCTCAAAGAACAGGGCTTGCCATACGACATAAAGGTTCTCGGCGAGCAGAACATCGGGCAGTACCGCGTGAATTTTGAGAACGTGGCCGAGTTGCTCGCTCACCTCAAAGAGAACAACATCCGCACTTTCTTCCGTCTTGAAGACGGCAAGCCTGTCCTTTATTGCGGTGTGCTTTTCGACCACGGCAACGAGATGCGGCAGGTATTCGCCACAGGGGTAAACATCATTTCGGACAGCAGCCTTGACGAACAGAAAGCCGAGGACGTGAAAATTAAGCTGAAAGTGGTTAGCCTACAACCCGACAACAAAAAGAAAATCAAGGTGGAGATTGGCGATCCGGACGGAGAAAAACGCACCCTGCACTGTTACGGTAAGACCGAGGCCGAGGCAAAGGCGTGGGGTGAGCAGGAGTTGGAGCGTCTCAAACGTGACGGCCTTACCGGGTCTTTTCAGACTTTCGGTCATGTGCTGCTTGATGTCCTCGACGTGATAGGCATTAAGATCGACGGTGAGCGCAAGGGCAAGTACCAAGTCCATAAGAATACCATAACATACGGCAGCTCCGGCTTCCGGCAGGACATTACCCTCGGCGCGAGGGCGGCAGAGTGATGGATATTAGAAACGCGATAAGACAGCTTGCCCTGTCCGGCTCTGAAATGTATCTCACCGTCTGCACCGTGGACGCGGTGGACGAAGATGCCCGGACTATCGACTGCACTCCCATTAACGAGGGTGCGCCGCTCCTCGCCGTGAATTTACAGGCGGATCAGAATCAGACGGTCGGCCTCGTGTCGTTCCCGGCAGTCGGTTCTGAAGTCGTGGTGGGTTTCCTCAATCCCGCCGTGGCCGTAGTGGTGCTTGCGATGGAAATAACAAAGTCCGTTATCACCATCGGCGACACCGAGGCTACCGTCGAGGACAATTCCGTGGTGTTGAAAACTCAGAAAGGCTCGGCCACGCTCACCGCCGACAACCTCAAAATAGACATAGACGGAACGACCCTTGAAATGAAGAAAGGCGTGTCGGTATGGAACGGCGGCAGCGAGACAACGGCAAACGCCACCGAACTGCAGAAGCAGCTTAACATCTGCAAGGCGAGAATCGACGCTATCATTAACGCGCTCAAATCCTCGGCTGTCGCTCCACAGGACGGCGGAGCGACCTACAAGGCCAATATTTCCACCGCGCTCTCCGGCCTCACTTCCGAGGATTATTCAAACATGATTGACGACAAGATTAAACACTGATAAAATGGCAAAAAACAGATACGCCTCGCAGAGGTCGCTCGAATCAATACGCCTCGCCGCTCGCCGCAACAACGAGCGCGGCGGCAGCATGAAGAAGCGAAAAAGCCTCGTGATGATGCTCAACCAACAGACGCAGAGTCTAACCAAACAGGACGTTGCCCGGTGGCGGCGGGCGTGGGCTATGGCTCTCAACATCGAGAACCCCAAGCGCGGAGCGTTGTATTCCATCTATACCGACGCGCTTATTGATATGCACCTCACAGGCTGCTTCACTCAACGCTACCACAAGACGCTGCTCAAAGCCTTTGTACTTACGGACGATGCGGGCAACGAGAACGAGGACGCGGCGAAAATCTTTGAGAGCAAGTGGTTCTACCATTTCCTGCTCAATGCTCTTGAATCTATCGCGTGGGGGCATTCCCTTATCCAGTTGGGCGACGTGATTACCGACGCTAACGGCGTGATGAAGTTCTCCGACGTGGAACTGGTGCCGCGAGACCACGTATGCCCGGAGTATGGTGTGCTGCTCCGCGACCGCTCCGATTCCCCGCAGCAGGGCATTCCGTACCGCGAGGGCGCATTGGCCGACTGGTGTGTGGAGGTCGGCGAGAGCCGCAACCTCGGCCTGTTGCTGAAATGCGCTCCCCACGCGTTATCCAAAAAGAACATGACCTCCTATTGGGACGTGTTCGGCGAGATTTTCGGTATGCCTATGCGTGTGGGAACTACCACCTCGCAGAACCCCGCCGACCGCAAGCAGATTGAGGTGATGCTCGAGGAGATGGGCGCGGCGGGATGGGCGTTGTTCCCGGAGGGTACGACAATAGACATAAAGGAATCTTCGCGTGGCGACGCTTATAATGTCTACGACAAACGCATTGACCGTGCCAACTCCGAGATGTCAAAAGGCGTGGTCGGACAGACCATGACCGTTGACGACGGTTCCTCAAAATCGCAGTCAGAGACGCATCTTGAAGTGTTCGAGAATCTATGTGCCGCCGATGCCAAGCTGATAGCATACGTTATCAATGACGACCTTATTCCGAAAATGATCCGCCTCGGATTCCCCCTTACCGGGCTTACGTTCAAGTGGGACGATGCGGCCACATACTCACCGGCGGAGCAGCGCGAACTGGAACGTATGCTCTTGCAGTTCTTCGACATCGACCCGCAGTATTTCACTGAAAAATACAAAATCCCGATTCTCGGCGTAAAACAGTCTTCCGGCTCTTTTTTCGAGTAGGGGGTGAGGATTCCGAAAAACAGGAGGCCAAGCCCCGAGACAGACAAAAAGAAAAAGCCGACCATTACCGCCTGTTTAATCAAGCGTTAACCACCCTTTACGAGCCGCAGGTGCTTGCACTCGCCGGAGGTGTCGGACGTGTGGAGTTCAACCGTGATGTGTTCGACCGCGCCGTGCGCGAGGTCTTCGCTCGTGGAGGTTTCTCCCCGGATATGCTTGCCGATCCCGCCGTGCGTCCGTTGGTCGAGGAGACGTACAACGCGCTTAACCGCGCCGTCGATACGGCCATCAATACCGAGACCCCGCCGGAACTGACCGCCGCGCTCCAAAACAACGCTTTCATATTCTCCGGCTTCAAGACCTACCATTCACTCTCGGAGGTCGGCCTCGCGCTCACCGATGCGGACGGCCATGTGAAGCCTTTCGACACGTTCCGCAAGGACGTGGAGGCCATTGATGCCCGGTATAACACCAACTATCTCTATGCCGAGTATAACCATGCCGTCCACACCTCGCAGATGGCCGTTAAATGGCACGATTTCGTGGCCGACGGCGACCGCTACAACCTGCAATACCGTACCGCAGGGGATGAAAGGGTGCGCTCGGAACACGCCGCGCTCGACAATATCACGCTCCCGCCGTCTGACCCGTTTTGGCGCGACTATCTGCCGCCGAATGGTTGGAATTGCCGCTGCGACGTGGATCAGGTGCTGCGCGACGATTATCCTATGTCAGACCCGGAGACGGCCAAAGCCGCCGGGGACGCTTGCACCGACGAGCCGAAAGCCCGCATGTTCCGCTACAATGCCGGACGCGAGATGACACTGTTCCCCAAGAAACATCCATACCTCCCCAAAGGGTGCGGCTCTTGCGACGGTCGCCTCAATCTTGCTTACGACCCCAAGCGTGAACAGTGCCGGATCTGCCGTGTCGTTCACGAGCAGCAGCGCAGGGTCGAGGCAAAGCGGCTCTATGACCGTCTTTCAAAGGACAGCAAGTATCGGGGTGTGGAGTATGACCCGGTGTCCGGCGGCATAACCGCCGCCCATGTGGGACACAATACCACATCCAATAATGCACAGGTTCTGCGGTGGGGCATGACAGGCGCGGATCTTGAAAATGAGGTGCAGCGGCTTCTGTTCCAAAGCGGCCATTCGGCTATCCTCTGCGACGAGAGCAAGAAGAAAAAGGGTCGGACGCTCCCGGCTCTTGATATGCAGCTCGACGGCGTGATGATGGATATTCGCTCAATAACATCGAAAAAAAGGCATTATGGCTCTGCGCTCCGGGATAAGAACAAGCAGCTTGCGAGATATAATGCCCGCTCTGATGTCCGTATTGCCGCCGATACCGTGTGCCTCTATTTCCATGACGGCAGTATGTACCATCCAAGCAAAATTACCAACGGCGTTAAATGGCTTAAACGGCAGACACGACATTTACAGGTAAAGCATATTGTCTGTGTGGTGCGAAAGGAGGACGGCTCGGCAGATATTCGCCGACATGATGTATAGACATAAAAAAAGCCCGCAGCGCGGGCAGGTTGCCGCCTCCTCGAAAGAACCCACAGCGGCCTCCTATGGGATTGCAAAGATAGACATTCTTTTTCATACAACAAAATAAACCCCAACACTTTCAACAAAATGGACGAAAAAATTACAGTTACAGCCGAGTTCTCGCAGACCGATGTCGCCGCAGCCCTTATGTGTCTCGGCGAGGAATTGACCCCGGAGAGATGGGAGCAGGTCAAGGCCGCTCCCTCAAAGATAGATTTTCAGAAGATAGAGGACAAGTCCGACCGTATGCAGGTCAAACTCGGCCTTATCTCCCTGCTGTTTCTGAATCTCGCCGATTAGATCCGCGCCGCCATGCCACGCAACATTTACGACGATATTCTGAGCGATGCCCGCGTGAAGCTCACGGAGCTGTTCAAGGACAATTTCCGGCAGCAGGGTTTCTTCGGCGAGAAGTGGGTGGCGACAAAGGCGAGCAAGACAAACAAACGCGGACGCGGCTCTATCCTTATCGTTACCGGGGCGATGCGACGCTCCATCCGTTCGATGATCCGGGGAATGGCCGTGGTCTTCACCTCCGACCGACCATATACAGCCCTGCACAACGAGGGCGGCAATTTCGCCGTTACCGTCCGCTCCCACTCGCGCACGTCTAAGAAGACCGGGAACACATACACCGTGCGCTCACATTCCCGGCAGATGAATATGCCGCAACGCCAGTTCATAGGCGACCACGAAAAGGTGCAGCAAGCCCTCGGCGACATTGTTTTCAAACGGCTGCAGGAGTTCTCGCAACGCCTTGCCGATGACTTTAACCGACATTGATATGAGATTACGCATTTTTACCGATTTAGAGGCGCGTCTGTCGCGTGTCCGTCTCGTGGATGACAAATATATCTACTGCCGACCTAAACGCGACCCTGACGCAAAATTACCGGGAGTTCCGGCCATTAACCATGTCGGCCTGTGGAACGAGAATACGGCACGTCTCACGCAGATGCGTCCGTTCAACCCGCCGGGAATCTTCGTGGAGTTTCTCCCGGTGCTGTGGTCGCCGCTCTCTCGTGGAGCGGTGCATGGCGATATGACGGTGAGGCTGCATTTCGTAACGGCCACGCTCGCGCAGACCGACACGCCTTACCGCGACGAGGCTCTGCGCCGCTTCCGGCTGATCCGCGCCGTCAAACTCGCCTTGAACGGCTTTTCGGGTGGCGCGGATGAACAGGGACGCAGTTTCTCGCAGTTCCAATATTCCGGCTCGGACACCGACCATAACCATGAGCAGATATGCGAGGATTTGGAGGAGTGGCGAACCCACTGCATAGACTGTTCGGCCTCCGTCGATGACGGCTACATTCTCACACCGCGCAATGTTACCCTTGACACAGGCGACATCTTCGCCGACGCTTTCTCCGAGGAGATGGTATAGACACAACACCGCCCGCAGTTTCGGTTCTGCGGGCGGTGTCGCTTTCATTCCCCCATGTCTATGTCGTCGAATAGGGAGGGCTGTGTGTCGCGGGGCTTGTCGGAGAATCCCTCCAGCCCACGCCGAAGATAGCTGAGGAACGTGTGGTAACACATCGGATAGACAGGGTACACAAAATGCCTCCACACCTGTTTGTAGCATTTCGCAAGGTTGCCCTCCTCGTAATGCTCGCGGGTGATGTCGCAGACGTGCTGTATGCGCAGGAGTGTATTTTTGTGAGGTTTTGTCGCCATGTTAAGAATTTAACCGCTATCTTTGCAACACGTTCCACGGTGTTGCCCGTTGTCAAGCGATTTATCCTTGCGGCGGGCGCGCTTCTTTTCATGGCCTTGCTTTCTTTTTGTCGTAAGGCTCGACCGTTACGAACCCCTCGATATGTTTACTCACTAATCCCGAACCGCCGCATACCGGGCAGATTTCTTTATGTCTGCCTGTGTGGTTTCCGGCTTTGTCGAATTCCTCGACTATCGCCATACCCTCGGCCTTGCAGTTGCGGCACACCTCTATGGTGTCGCGGGCAAACTCCGTGCGCTTTCCCATAAGGCTATCCCTCCGATTTGGGTTCTACAAAGAATGTCTCGTCCTGCACCACGTCGATGCAGCAGGCTTCCATCACTACCTTGCACTCGTCAAGGTCGCGCTCGGCAAGGAGTTTGTCCTTTGCCACCTCCTCGACCATGCGCACGTAGTTCTTGCCTTTGATTTTGAGCAGTTCGAGAATCCCTGCCCACGTCATGCCCTTGCGGGCTTTCAGCTTGGGATTGCCTGTGCGGAAGCCGAGGATGCCGTGCGTGGTCTCCATGCTCTTGCGCTTGGTGAACAGTTCCTCGCGGTTCTCTACCGCGAACACCTGCATTTTCTCGAATGCGGCCTTTTTCTCCGCGTCGAGTTCGGCCAGTCGGTCGGCGTAGTCCTCGCGGATTTCCACGAGTTTGCCGTCCATTTCGGCGGTGAGTGATCGCTGCTTTGCGTCGGCGTCGGCGTATGCTCTGAAAGCCTCCTCCATCGCCTCGCGGCTTACGCCGCTGATGATTGTTTTCTTTTCTCTTTTTGCCATTTGTCTGTTGTTTTAATGGTGATTAAATGATGGGTGATTATCCCTTTGATATTTTGATTTGTCCGGCGCGGAACGAGTTGATTCTATCCTTGCGCTCTTTATCGTTTTTTGCGCTGAAATACATTGCTTTGTAAGCATTGCATACTGCTTCGAATCGCTCTTTATCCATTTCCGTCGTTTTTCGTGTTTAGAGGATTGTTTTGCAGCTCTGTCACGATAGCGTTAGCCATTTTTACAGCGACTTCCGCAACTTCCGCATAGGTAGGTCTGTCGCTTTCCCGGTTGGTAAGATACAGCCCCATGCAGTAGGTTGCCACATTTTGGGCTGCGTCCATGCGGTAGCGTTCCCAGTCTACTTTGTTCTGATCTGCCATTTTGCGGTTCATCGCTATCACCGCGTCCATGTACTGCTTTTCGATTACTGTCATATTATTTTTTTATTGATGGTTGTTATTCTTCTTCGCAGTCAAAGTCGGGCAGGTAATCGGCGAGTTCTGCCTTTTCGTGCGCCCAGTCCGAAAGCCACCGCATAAGGGCTGCGTATTCGGCCATCTCAAGGCTGCTCGTTACCTCGGTGATGTGTGAGGTTATCTCGTTTTCAAGTGCTTTGCGGCTCATTCGTTGATGTATGTAAATTCACCATTCAGCACTTTTACAGGCTCGCCGACCCCCATTACCCACACGCCGTTGTTGCCGTTGTTTCCCGGAGGTGTCGGAATTACCTCATGGATACTGTCCGGCGTGAGATTGGCGAATTGTGATCCTACTGCCCGACAGCAGGTGATTCGGATTTTCCGCGTTTTTTTCATGCCGGGGCAGCTAAACAGTTTTTTGCGGGAGCGTTCCTGCACGGTAATATGGTTGAAATGATACATTTTCCCGGTCAGTCCGCAAGCGGTGCAACGGTAAGTGTCGTATGTGGAGCGGCCATTGTCTCCGCCTAATGTCGTGAGGTTGGTTTTCTCCCATTGGTGGCCTCCCTCGTTCATGTGTACCTCTATCATGTCTCCGGGTTTAAGTCTTGTGGAATTATATATTGGCAGTCTGATGTGTATATTTTGGTTGAAGCGGTGATTTTATCTGCGTCCGGCTCTTCCCTGCGGGTGCTGTCTATGCCAATCTCCTTGAATTTAGCGGCAACAGTCTGCAAGGATGCTTTTGTATATACCCCGGCAAAGCCGTATCGGGTATAATAGGTCGTTACCGTCTTGCCTTTGGTAACCTTGATGTAGACCGTGATATGGCCGACACCTTTCACCTGCTTGTTGAGGTTCTCTTTTTTCTTCTCTGGCATAATTATAAATCTTTGAATTGTTCGTCGAGTATCTGCTCCCAGTCTTTGTTTAAGCCTATGGCTTGGCAAAGTCGCACATTCAGAATGAAATTCTTAAAATGTTCTATTAGACACGCTTTCTGAATATGGAGTGCGGCAATTGCCTCGTCGTATTCCACGACCCCGACCACGTGGCCGTCATTGCCCATACAGGTTTTGGTGCGCTCTTTTAGATGTTCTATTGCTGTACTCATGCCTGTATCAGTTCAGAAGATTGTTATCCGTGCCAAACCGCGCTTCGTATGCTATCTTCTCGGCCACCTCGTTCACGCTCTTTGCATCTTTTTGCTTGCGCAGGAACATATTGTAGATGGTGGTGAGCCGTTCAAGAGAGATTTTGTTGAAATTGTCGGTCTTTGCCGCTTGACACGCCACGCCTTTTATGTAGTTTATCCCCTCGTCGCCTTTGCCGATCATGCGCAGCCAACCTCCGATGGCCGCTATCACGCGCTTGCGCATCTTGTCTGTTTTAGCATCCTCCGGGTTCAGTATCTCGTTGAGGTGGTCGCAGAGTTCCAAGAGTTCCGCGTTTGTAAGATCCTTGCTGCTCTCCACGCCGTAGCCGGATATAAGAGCCAGTTTCATGTCCGCGTCCATGTTGAGCCGGGCGCAGAGCGTGTGGAATTTTTTAAGCAGCCACTTCTGCTGTTGTGCCGTAACTGTTGCCATAATATCTCGTTTTTATTGGTTGGTCTCCTTGTCTATTATTTGAGCGTAGTATTTGGCCGCACCCTCCGGCCATATCACAAACTCCTCGCCGCCTCCCTCCGCGGTGGCAAAGCGGGTCGTGGGGTATGCCTTGAAACCCTCCACGCGGATCTTCACCTCGGCCAGTTTGCGGACGTGCCGCGCCACCGCCGGATAGGGCTTGCCGTTTTCCTCGTGGGCGATGAAGATGAAAAGTTTGTCGGGGAATTCGTCCATAAGCGAGGCAAAGGTGCTGCGCGTGAACCCCACAAGCGCGGTTATGGAATCTATCACCACAACCTGCGGACTTTTGCGCTTGCGCAGCCTCTCGCGCAATGCCGGGATCTGTTCCTTTGAGTAGACCACAACCTTGTTGCCGACCTCGGCCATGTTCGCGTCTAACCAAGAGTTTTTGAATGATAGCGACAAGCCCTGTTCGATGGTGTCGTAGGCGGCTTTGTCTACAAACTGCGTCAGATAGGCAAGAAGCGAGAGCGCGAAATGGGTCTTGCCGCTGCCGCTCTCCCCGAAGATGATCCACGCGCCGCGCAGTTCCGGCTTCCCGAATGTGGCGAGCCACTCCCCGGTGAAGTCGGCGACCTTGAAATTCGCGTCGCACACGTTGCGGTTGCTTAATGCCTTTGCCATTGTTTAATTGGTGTTTGACCGGGGTTTAACCCTCGGCTGATTTCAGTTTGAGGGCGCACACAAGGCGTTTTACGCGCCGCAGGTCGTTGTCGGCATCGTCAATGATACGTTCTATCTCCCGGCGGTCTTCAAGGCCGTTGGCGGTGCATACGGCCTTTATGTCGCCCCGGTTCACAACAGGCATCGGTATGAATTTGCGGCCTATGCGTGAGTATATCTCCTTGTAGCCTTTGCGGTTGTTCACCACTCCGCGCTCTATCCGCTTTTTGAGGTATTGCGTGGCGCAGAGGACGATTCCCACGGTATCTTCCAGTTTGTTGTATATGGTGATGAAGAAGTGCAGCACCTGGTCGGAGAGTTTGTCGGCCTCGTCCAACACTATCAGAACCCCCTCTCGGCGTTTGAGCTGCCGTATGGCCTCGCGCATCATGTCGGCCACCGTCGAGCCGCCGGGTTCTGTGCCGAGGCTCTGCAGCAGTTCCCCGAGAAACTCCTTGCGGTTCCAATATTCGGAGCAGCTCAACGCTATCACGTTTCTGTTGCTCCCGGCATATACCTTTATCGCCTGACTTTTGCCGCAGCCCGCGTCGCCTGTAACGGCCATCACGAGCGAGTGCCGCTGCGCGTCGGTCAGCACCTGTGTCATGCGCCTGTAACCCTCGGTCTCTATCACGACCCAGTTGCGCGGGTCATAGCCGATTTGGTTGCCTACCGTGCGCCACATGTCGTCGGAGATTAGATCCCAGTTGCCGTTGAGTATCTGGCTCACGGTGGCCGCGCTCACGCCACGCAGGGATTTGGCGGCGGCGTTTTGGCTCTCCTTGCTGTCTACATACGTCCGCAGTTTGGCGGCTATGGCTTCTTTTTCTGTCTGTTTCATTTCCTATATTAGTTTTATGATTATCCGTTAATCAATAGAGGTCGCGTGTCGATTCGGCTATGCCCGCGCCCGCGCTTTCCTCGTATGCGGTCTCCTCGGTTACGTCTGTGTATTCGAGGCGGTATTGGCTCTTGCGGTCTTTGTTCTGTCCCCGGCTGTCGGTCAGTACCCCGGTGATGTATGGGTTGCCGAGGTCGGGGTGGCGCAACAGGCTCTCACGCGCTATCTCGGTGGCTTGCCTGTCGTATTCTATCACGGTGCGTTTCAGTTCGTCGTTGAAGTCCTTTACCTTTTGCAGTTCCTCCGCGTCTCCGGGACGGCGGTCGGCAAGTGCCATCGGCTGCAGGTGCTTTTCTTTTAGCAGTATGCGGATGTCCCCCTCGTCGCTCACGGCCAAGACCTCTTGCATATTGTCGGGGTCATATTTGATGCTCCACCGCAGGTGTGCGTATTTTCTGAATTCGAGGTCGAAGCTGTCGTATGTCCTGCGCTCTCCGAGAAGCCGGACGTTGAGGCCGCTGCCCTCCAATGTGTTCTTGTAGCCTGTCTCCTGCCCGAAGTTCAGCAGGTAGCTTTCAATCGGCATCGGCAGAAGTCGGTCGGCGGGTATGCGGCTGAATCCGGCCACATATTCCTCGCGCTTGGCGGCGCGTTCCGATTCGATGATCCATTCTATCTGCGCCCTTACCCCGGCCTCGTCGGGTATCTGCCCCTTGTGCGCGTTGAGCCATTCCATATTGGGCTGGCTCTCCTTGCGGGAGGTTATGCCGTAGCCGCTCCAGTTGCCGGAGCATTTTTTAGCGTATTTGTGGTTGAGCCGTCTGAAATACGGCTCTATCGGCTTGGCCTTTGCGTTGCCTACCTGTGCCGGGGTTACATATTCGGCCATGCCATAGGTCGGCAGCATGATTTTGATTTGATAGTTGTCGCTCTGTATCTGCACAGGCCGCAGACGTTGGCCGAAAAGCTGCGCCGTGTGGTTCGTCGCATCGCGGAGCGCGGCTTTTATCAGTTCCGGGCTTTCTTGATAGCCTGTGGCGTAGCCTATCGGGTATTTGTTGAAAGGATCGAGTACCACTACCACCGTCATGCGGTTGCAGTATGTGGTACGACCGCCGCGCTTCCCCTCGGTGCGCTTTTTGTAGTATAGCTCCACCGTCCATCCGTCGAGCGACCAGAACAGCATCGGCGCGGTCGGTGCAAAGCGTTTGTTCTGCATTCCGTAGCGGTTCATATATTCCTTTGCTCCGTGCCGTCCGGCGTTCACAAGCCATCCGAGTTTCTGCAGCCATACCAACATCGTCCGGCGCGTCACTTTCGGCCATCCGAAAGCCTCGCATACCGTATTGTAGTAGTCGGCCACCTCCTGTCCGTCGAGGTTGGTATGATGCTCCAAGAATTTGGTGAGCCATGCCACCTGCTCCGGGGTCGCAACCCTCGCGGCGTTCTTGTTGCGGAACTTACCCGAAATCAACACCTCGTAATTGGGCTGGCCTCCTCTGAAATATTCTTGATATTTGCGCTGTAGCACTCGCGGGTTCTCCGGGAGGCTGTGCGGGTAGATGTCGGCCACGCGGGGCAGGTGCGCCGCCACCGCAGCCCAAAAGTCGCTCATCTTTACCCGGCGGCTTTTGCCGACTTTTTTCTGTTCGGCCTCGGCTTCCATGAGTTTCACACGGCAAGCGTTGAGTATGGAGGCTGAGTTGGTGTAGAGCATCCGTTTCTCGTCGCTCAGTCCCCGCGCTCCCTCGATGCTCACTCCCTCGTAGTAAGTGGCGGCTCTCTGGTCTATCACGATTATGTCGATGAATGCCCGCGCCTTTGCCTGTGCCTCAGTCGCGGCGTGTCGGCGTTTTGCCTCGGTGCGATATTCAGCAGACAGTCGGTTTATATCATAGAGCGCGGAGACACCGTTGCAGCCACGCCTCACGCGAAGATCCTTATCACGTTGGCAAGCGTGCATCAATGCCGCGTTTGTCATAATGCCGTCGGTAAGTTCGGCGTGTGTTGCGCAAAGAATGCCGTCGCAATACTCCATAATTTTTTGTAATTTTGTAGTCGTTAATTCTTTAATCGCTCTTTATGAAAAAGCCCGCTATCATCAAGCCGTGGGAGATTGCCTTTTGCGTAATCTATTATGGACGATACTCACTGTTTCAGAATCGACCGTTAGTCCACGAGACTCTAAAAAACATAGCACATCTTCAAGACTGCGAGTATTACGCACCTGCGATACCTGCCATTCTTTCTGAATCTGTCGCCAAAGGCTTAAAAGACGGTTCAGAATTGTGGGTTGAAGATTACTTCTTCCGTTCCGGAGAGAAGCCGCCAATGCCTCGATATATGTTCGCCCGTCTGATTGCTTCTGTTTTTCAGCGGTATGGACAAAATACCGATATGCCATTCTGCGTCTGTCAACGGGGGATAGCAGAGATGCGAGCTCTTGGGCAGTGCACATGGCCTTTGGAGGATTG